GCGTTTGTAAGCGTATTTACTTGCTCTGTAATGTCATAAAGAATATTAACATCCAGTGGCTGACCACGTTCTGGTAATGATAAAGCACCCATAATACCTCCAGTATATCACGATAGGGCGTAGATAAGTCCTTCTACGTTTGCAACGTCTTGATTAATTTGAGTTACACTAGCACTTATGTTAGTTACAGATGCTGAAATAGATGCTGTATCTCTTAGGTCAATTAGGCTTACTATGTCTGTATCAAATATTTTTAATTGATCATTTTCTACAGGCTCTCCATCTACATATTGAGAAGGAAACTGTCCCTTTATTCTTACAGTGGCACTGCCGCTATTTGCAATACTTATTCCGTTGGCATTCATTCTATTATAAAAATCATATGCTTGACTATCCCATTTAACAAAAATATCATAGTCTTTAATAAACTCGGTATAGTCAGTTCCAGAAGAGGACAAGGTTAAAGATATAGCGTCATCCCTGCTATCGTATATAGCACTTGCAGAAAATGAAGGTATTTCTGGAACAAGTTGTTTACCATTTATTATTTTAAATATTGGAGACCAATAAGATATTACGTTTCTATCTTCTGTAATTATTCTAAATCTAAATTTTTGAGTACCGTCCGACATAGGAGGTGGAAGTTCTTCTAGTGGAAATATAAACTTTGCCATTAAGAAACACTTACTCCGAATCTATATTCTATGTAGTTATTTGTATTTTCTACCTTTATAATAGGATACCCATTTGATGTCCTTGCAACATTATAACCAACCAGTGAGTAAAGAGGATTTATGGTGCTTTCGTTTTCTAGCCTCATTCCGTCTAAACAAATATAGTACTGGTCATCTGTTCCATTTCCAGTTGTTACATATGCTGTAATTTTTACTAGGTTAACTTGTCCCCAAGAAAAGTCTGTATCTTTTATAAAACTACCAATAGGGATATCTAAAATCTTGTATCTAGTAGGAAGCACACCGCTGCTGCTTTGAACGTTAAAATCATTTTGAACTAAGTTTGCTGTATAGGTAGCCTTTGGTCTAGAACCAACATTGTTTATAAAGTCTATCTTTATAGTAGTAGTTGCTGGAATGGAGTTAGAGTTTGCTGCCTTATTTATTAAAGACATTGCAAGCCTAATCTTATCTTGAGGAAGGTTTTGGCTAAAGTCAAAGTTAAATGTAGAGTTTTCTATGGAATATGAGGAGTTATCTCCTCTTACCATTAGTGCCTTATTTAAAAATCTAGAAGGCTCATGTTTGTTTTTTCTATTTGTATCATTAAATATACGATCATTTGCATTGAAATAAAATATTCTACTTGAAACACTAATGTCTGTAGTGCTTGTATTTCCATTGTCTAAGGCTACTGCTTCCAAAACTGTGGACGCAGATGTTACGCTGGCAGAGGTGAAGTTATATAACCAATTTTCTGCTGTTGAAAAAGTCATCAATAATTTACTATCATATTGATTGGCTATAGAGTTTTTAACTGCTGGGAATACTCCAATCTCTGATATTTGATATCTTTGATCAGAAGGCATTTCTGCTTTAAATACAATCTTGTCTACCCCGTTTTCTCTAACAAAGCCTTTGGATAGAATGGGAACTCTAAACATTTCAAAATCTAAATTTTTTCTTGTAGCATCATAATATGGAGAGGCAGCGTTGGATTGAGCAAATGGGACATTTCCTGAGCCTGCAGCAAGATAGGCAGCAAACTCTGGTGCTTGACCAAGTAAATATTTTGCTATAATCTGCTTGCCGCTATTAGTTATCATATTAAGACCTTACCCTATAAATTGTACCACTACTGTCTACTTCAATCTCTAAAGATTCGTTAGGGCCCATATTACTTAAATTAATAACTATGTTTCCATTTTCAATATAAGCATAGTCACTTCCATCGGTAGGAAGTCTACTTATTAAATCAATACCATATACATCAAATAGCGAGTTGTTTGACTTTGTTGCAGATAGTAAACTTGTAGGATCAAATTCTCTGTTGATAGAAGATAGATTTGATATAACATTGTAAAATGGATTAATTCCTTCTACTGTGTCATGTTTAGTAAACTTAGTTAATTCTAAAGATGATAGATTTTCAAATAATAAACTTTGTATTTCTGCTACGTCTACCCCTGGATCATCTAGGTTTACAACAACGTCCCTAGTAGGAATTTTTACTGGATCTCCCATTAAATTTCCACCATCCTTATCTTAGTTTCTGGACCACCTAGTGCTGAAGAATAGTCCATTTCGTATACAACAAACTTTTTATCAGTATCCACAAAATCGTAACCGCCTGGCATTACATAGTTTATAGATACTACATCTCCTAATTGTATCGTAGATGCACCAAATACGGAGGCAGCAATATCTTTTCTTTGCCTTAAGGTCTTTTGAATAATCCAAGACATCAAGGACTCAGCCTCATCTTTGTTTTGAATGTATAAAGAGTCTAGTGAAAATCCTTTTTTGCCATACTTAGATCTGCTTAGTCTTACATCTTGGTATAGTTGCTCTGCACTTACTGGAGAGAATAAAGTTCTATCTACATATTTATCATCATATACCGTTGAATTTTCTTTAATAAATTCATCAACAGATAGTGTGTGGCTTGTGCTTTGAGTAAATGTAATTCCATGAATCTTAAGATAGTTAGAAGAGTTTTCTCCCAACACAATTGTTTTATCTGTAGAGTTAAATATTAAGAACTCTGCTCCATATGAGCCAGCCCTAAATCCAGATATGGTAAATGATCTTTCGCTACTAAAAGTCTTTGCAATTTGTGCAATGAAAGCAGGATATGCTTGGTCATACTTAACGTTAAAATATGCACATTCTCTCATAATAGTTCCAAATTCTTCAAAGTACATATCGTATTTAGTTGGACTATCTATTCCTATATTTGATAAATAAGATCCTTTTACTAGCCCAGAAACAGCATATCTTCTAAGGGCATCTGAAGATGTTATTTGATTATTAGAAAAAGTTTGATCAATTTCTTTAATAACAGCAGCGTTTGTTTGTTGGCTTTGTAGGTTTTTAAGTGCATAGATATTTTCAAACATACACTTTGAAGACCCCCTAACAAATAAAGCCATATTGTTATAAACTGGAAGTGGCTCTGGATCGTCAACAATTGCAATCAACTTATTGTTTATATATAGGTAAAATCTTCTTGTAGTTCCAATATTTTCATACTCTACTGCTAAATCATATACCGTTGGATTTTCAATATTCATCAATCTATCTTGTCCAACAAATCCACCATCGTCTACTAATATTTGAGATAGCCCACCCCATAGTTTTTTAGGAATTGCCTCATGCGTATTTGAGTTAATTGTTCCAGGTACGACCTTATAAAACATAACGTTTTCTAAGACTGACTCTTGGCCATTTGTTGATGACACGTTGTAGTCTTGTAAGTTACTTCCTGTTAAAGCACATATTTCAAAATAATAGCCATAGTTGGTGTTTGGATTAACCATAACTCCAAGACCACCAGATCCTCCAGAAATAATTGCATCTTCCACAATATAATATTCTGAAGCGTTTGTTGCAGTTTGAAGTTCGTTTGTAGATTCTGGTTTTCCAACTATTCTCATTCTAGTGCCAAAATGTTTAAAGTCTGATGTCATTTCTTTGTATGTATATGTTACAAAGTTTTTAGGTGTTACACCTGTAGTCATTGGATTTGGTCCAGTGAATACTAAGGCTGATGACTGTATTGTTGCAGTAGAAGTAGTTTTTTGATATCTAATAGTTTCATCAGAAGGAACAGTCTGTCTTAAAAAGTTTGCAACTACTCCATTTCTGCTCGATCTAGTTGCCGTTGCATTGTCAACACCAATTGCTTGACCTAAAGCCTGAAACGTTGGAACAGTTAATACTGTTTGTGCTGATCCAGCAACATACTGAGGATAGGTTATATCAACAAACCCATATCTATTATCTACCTCAATTGGTGCAAGTGTGTTAAATAAATATTCTGACTTCATGTTAATACCACGCAAGTAGGTATTGTCTGACCAGTAGTCTGGCAAACCAGCACTATGATCTGTTATCTTAGTTCCAAACTGTGCTCTACCGTGTTCTTTAACTGGTCCATTTTTATAGACAACACCATTTCCACCTAGTTGATAGTAAGGCTTTGTATAAATTCTTACATTTCCAGTTCTAAACATTTTTCCATTAAATGGCAATTGTCCAAAGTATTGTTCATATTGTTTAGGACTTGTTATCCATACTTTGTTAGATGTTACTGGAGTAGTGCTTATTTGAGGATCTAATATTATATCTACCCCGCCGTATACCATGTACTCTATTGCATCATATCTGATTATTTCTCCATTGGCATATAGGTATCCATTAAATTTTTGAAGCCACATAGCATTTTCGCCTAAATCAATTACGTTGTTTTTAATTGTATTTGATTCAACATATGGCTCTACATCTGTAATATTTGAATTTAATGGTGCTGCTGAAAGTGTGTAGTCTCCAGATGAGGCAGCCTCATTTTGAGATATTTGGAATTGTTGTTGAGCAATTTCCCAAAGAAGGACTGGCTTATAAACATATGTTATATCTTCATCTATGTATGATGCTTGGCTTAAACTAGAAGGTGACTTTTGAATATATCTATTTGTATAGTTTATTTGCCCATCATTTATAATAGGAGTTTCTCCATCTGCTAAATCAAATATGTTTGATAATTTATAATTGCTACCTGGCACACTTGCTGATGGATTGTTTAATAAAATTTCTGGTGTGGTTTGTCCATATAGCACTAAGTCAACAGATCTTTTATCTTGATCTGGAAGCAAATATTCTTTTGGCATAACAACAAAGTTATTGTATTCATCAAAGAACATTGCTGACTGAGTAGACACGGCAAGTCTTTCAAGAACCTGGGCAACGCTTACGTCTGGCTCAATAAAGAAGTATGGAATAACTGGATCAAAGATATAGTTATTTTCAAAGGTTTTAAATACATAGTTGCTAAAGCCAATGTTATCTAGGAGTATTGCCACTGCCGCAGTCAAGGTTACATTTTTTAGAAATATTGTAGGGGCTACTGAGGTTTCTAATCTAAAATAAGCATCTCTTAATTGTATCGTTATGTCATTAAGTCCCCCAACTGCTTTAGGAAATACTTCAGCGTACAAACTTTTTAATGGCACAAACTTATCATACTTAAGTCCATCTGCATCTACAACTTTTAATATTCTTTCATAAAAATCAAACTTGATGTTATTTTTT